GATTCTTTTTACCAGCATTAACTAAATTTAGACCAGAAACAGAAAAAGATAGATTTGAAAGAATGGCAGAATATTATATGAGCCAATACAATATCGAATGGAGAATGATATTAGAAGATGGTGTAGAATATGATGTAGATGCTGATGGAACTATCATATCTAACGAGAGAGAACCTTTACATGGATTTAGAAGATTGACTAGATAATGGCTTTAGATTTAAAGATCAAAACTAATGCTAAATTTGTCGAAAAAAGATTTAAAAGAATAGAAAAAAGATTCAAAGGCATAATCCAAAAAGGAATACTACAAGCTGGTTTTCAATTATTAGATATTATTAGAACTAAGACTCAAAAAGGAATAGATTTTAGAGATGTACCTTTTGTTCCTTACTCACAAGGTTATTTAAAGAAATTACAAAAAGAGGGTAAATCAACTAAAGTAGATTTATTTTATTCAGGTCGTATGTTAGGTGCATTAACACCATCTGGTAGAACTTTAAGAAAAACAGGAATAAATAAAATTAGTGTTAATTTTAGTAATTCACAGATGATGCAAAGAGCAGTATTTAATCAAGTATTAGGAAAAAATAAGAGGGAATTTTTTGGATTTAATGATAGAACAGCAAATATAATAAGAAAACAATTTAATAGATTTGTTGCAAAGGAATTTAGGAAAGCAAGAATATGAGTGTAAGAGAAAACATAGCATCTGAATTATTATCTACTTTATCTGGTATATCTAGCCCAGCAATTAAGAAAGCTACTAGACAACCTTTTTTATTAGATGAATTATCAGAACAACAATATCCAGCAATAATAGTTCAAACATCAGAAGAAAATAGAGAAGATGTTGAATTAGGTTCTGGTGCTAAAACTAGAACAGGCACTATTGATTTTGTTATCTTAGGTTTTGTTAAAGGTGCAGAGGCCAATATAGATACTAAAAGAAATGAATTAATTACAGCTATTGAAACTGAGATAGAAAATGATATTACTCGAAATGGTAATGCACTTGATACAGAAGTTATCCAAGTAGAAACTGACGAGGGTTCTTTATTTCCTGTTGGTGGAATAAGAATGACTATTAGGTGTATGTACGAATATCAAGCTGGAACACCATAGGATAAATTATGAAAAACGAAAAACTATTAGATAAAATATCTAAGAAAATAGATCAGATAGAAAAGATGCACGATAAAGAGTCTATGCTATGCGAAGAAGTAAAAGACTTAGTAGAAGAAATTAGAGAAAACTCTTTAGAAGATGAAGATGGTACTTGGGAAGAAGAAGATGTATCAGATGAGTTTGAAGAAGATTTTGAGGAAGATGAAGAAGATATTGACGAGGAAGACGATAAATTGTAAAAGGACTTATGGCTAAGGATATTAAATTATATAAAGGTAATTCAGAGATAGTTATAAATGAATCTAACCTTGAACATTATTTAAGACTAGGCTATAAGCAAGAAAAAGAAACTAAACAAACTAAATCTAACAAGGATAAAAAATGGCAACACATCACGGAAAAGAAGGCGTAGTTACTGCTGGTGGAACTGCTGTTGGGGAACTAACATCATTCACACTTGAAACTACAGGAGATGTTGTAGAAGATACAGCTTTAACAGATGCTACTAAATCATTTGTTGCTGGTCGAACTTCATTCTCTGGAACATTAGAAATGCACTTTGACGAAACAGATGCTCAGCAAGAAACTTTAACTGCTGGTTCTTCTATCTCATTTGTTTTATTACCAGAGGGTAATGATTCAGGAGATGCAAGTTACACAGGAACAGGAATTGTTACTGGTATGAGTATTAATAACTCAATGGACGCAATCGTTTCAAGAACTGTTACTTTTCAAGGAACTGGTGCATTAACTGTAGGTACTGTATAATCCTAATTTATGTCAGTATTAGATCATGCTCGTTCTCATTTTGAGAATATTGGTGTTCAATCTATAGAAGTTCCAGAATGGAAAGATGAACATGGGAAACCAAGTATTATTTATTGGAATCCTATAAATCTTTACGAAAAAAATATTCTTTTTAAAAAGTCAGGCAATATGTCAGAGGTAAGTATTCTTGCAGATATTCTTGTTATGAAAGCCTTAGACAAAGATGGTAATAAAATATTTAAGCCAGAAGATAAAATGGCTTTAATGTATAAAGTTGATTCTGATGTCGTTGCAAAAGTTGCTAATGCAATGGTTCAAACTTTAACTCCTGAAGAAGTAAAAAAAAACTAAACTCTACACCTGATTTAAAGAATTTACTTATTGTAGCTGATAGGTTAAAAATAACTTTATCTGAACTTTTAAAAATGGAAGTTTGGGAGTATAATCATTGGGTTGGTTATATGATGATAGAACAAGAAGAACAAGAATCAGCTATGAGGAAAGCAAAACACAAATAATGGCACAAAATCTTAAAATAAATATACTTGCACAAGATAAAACTAAACAAGCCTTTAATGGCATTAGAGGTAGATTAGATAAATTAAAAAGTGCAGTATTTTCAGTTAAAGGTGCATTAGTTGGTGTTGGTTCTGGTTTAGTTATAAAATCTTTTGTAAATACTGGAAGAAGTATTGAAGATTTAAATGTAAGATTAAAACAATTATTTGGTAGTACACAAGAGGGTGCTAAAGCATTTGATGTAATGGCAGACTTTGCATCTAAAGTGCCTTTTTCTTTAGAGCAAATACAACAAGCATCAGGAAATCTTGCAGTAGTAGCTGGAGATGCAAATAGACTTTCACAAATATTAGAAATAACAGGTAATGTAGCATCTGTAACAGGATTAGATTTTGCTACAACTGCTGAACAAATACAAAGATCATTTTCTGCTGGTATTGCTTCTGCTGACATCTTTAGAGAAAGAGGTGTTAGAGATATGCTTGGTTTTAAAGCTGGTGCAACTGTAACAGCAGAAGATACAGTAAAAGCATTTGAAAAAGTATTTGGTAGAAATGGTAAATTTGGAAAAGCGACAGATGAATTAGCAGATACATTTACTGGAACACTATCTATGCTAGGAGATAGTTTTTTTAATTTTAAAAAGAATGTAGCAGACGCAGAATTTTTTAATACTCTTAAAAAAGAATTTAGAGATTTAGACTCATTTATAAAAGAAAATCAAGCAACTTTTGATGATATAGCTGATGCAATAGGCTCTACATTGGCTGGTGCAGTAAAACTTTTATCTGGTTCTATAAAAGCAATAGCGACATCAGTTGATTTTGTAACTACAGCTTATGAAAATTTAATAGCTACTTTAAACAAATTACCTTTTGTTGATATAGAATTTAAAACTAAAGAACAAAGAAAGTTAGAAAGAGAAATAGGAGAAATAGAAAAAGAAAGATTCAAAAGAATGAAAAATATTCTTAAAGTTCACGAACAAATAGCTTTACAGAAAATAATTGAAAAGAATAATGAAAAAAAATTAGCAGAAGAAGTTATTAAACCTTTAAAAATGTCTAATAGAGAAAATTTTGAAATAGCAAATAAAATTGCAATGCAAAATGCAAAAATTGCAAATCAAAAAACATTATTAGAAGAAGTACAAGAAAAATTAAAGAAACAAAATGAATCTTTAAATTTATCAGATGAAGTTTTTAATTTTCTTAATAGAGGTATAGATTCTTTTTCAAAAAGACTTGCTGAATCTTTAGTATTGGGTAAATCTTTAAAAGATACATTTGCAAATATGGCAAGAACATTAGCAGTAGAAGTATTAAGTCAATTAATATCAATAATAGCCAAAAAAGGTGTTGAACTTGCTATTGAAAAAATGATTACTGCTGAAAAGAAAAAACAAGCTTCTTTAAGTGCTGTTGGTAGTTTTAGTAATGCGTTTGGTACTATTAAATCTTTTTTAGGATTTGCTAAAGGTGGTGCAGTATCAAAAGGACAACCAATAGTAGTTGGAGAACAAGGTGCAGAATTATTTGTACCTAATCAAACAGGACAAATTACACAATCAGCTAGAGGCACAGGAAATGGTGGAAGTACAACAGTTAATTTTAATATTAACACAGTAGATGCTTCTGGCTTTGAAGAATTACTTGTAAGATCAAGAGGAACTATTACACAATTAATTAATAACGCAGTTAATGAAAGAGGGAGTAAAAACTTAATCTAATGTCAGGTGCTTTTCC